TTGGCTGGTCATTACCAACTGAACAATTATTATAGGTTGTAGCCATGTTCCCTTGAGTAAGCGCACCTGCTATGTTGGCAACTTGTGATCTCCACCACGAGTTGTCTCCATCGGTAGCGTCAATACCCGCAAGAGCGGCTGACCCATCATCATTACCAAGACCTACTAGAGCCGATAGACCCATCCAGTCTTTACCACCATTGCCTGTGCTGTTACCGAAGAACATGGTGTTCATGTTTTCAATAATAGTTTCTTGAGTTTGGAAAATTTTTCCTTCAAGAAGGTCAATGATTTGTGCTTCGCCATTGTTTTTGGCTTCTTCAATACCGTTGATTGTTACGGTAGCAGCGTACTGTCTCCAAGAATACTCAGCAGCGCTTATGCCTGTTTGAGCAGTCGTGTCGATAGTATCAGTGCCTGCGTAAGAACCAGCAGTCGAGTTTGTTCCATAAATAATTGGAACGACGATATTTGCACCACCTGAAACACGCCTAATTGTCTGACCATTTGTCAAAGCGTAGAACAGTGGTCTAGCCGTGAAAATGTTGTCAGTCAGTTTAGGGATATAGTTTTTCAGTGTGGTTGACAGAATCTCGTCAAAGTTAGCGTTTCCTGCCGCCATAAGTTTTTACCTCACTATTGTCTATGAAGCAAGTTCCCGTTTCGCATCCGCAAATGCTTGACGAATAGAATTAGGTTGTTCTACGGCTTTTTGCGATGACCCTGTTTGTTTGGAACCTTTTGGTTCCACAACAGAAGCATCACGTTTAGCATCTACACGCTCCTGCTCTTTTTCCAATTTGCTTGCTTTGTCGGATAGATCGCCGTAACGCATGTGCGTTAATGCTGCTTCTAAATTTCCGATTTTGTTGCGTAAAGCATGTTGGTAAAGTTCCTGAGCGTCAAAATCCCCGTAAGTGTCCCTAAGTCCTTCTACTTGCTTTTCTATTTGTTGTCTTTTTTGCAAACGATCCTGCTGCTCAAGACGAGCCTCTAACTGACTTATTCGCTGTTCACTCACATCAGGTTCAACTGGATCAGAATAATCATCGTAATCATATTCATCTCTCCGTTGAGGCTGAACCTGCGGTGTTGGTTGAACACCAAAAGCATCACCTAAAGCCGATAAGGTTCCCTCTGGATCTGACTCCAAAGAAGACACAATCGCCTCTGCTTGCTGTAACCGTCTACGTTCGGAAGCCAATTCCTGCGTCTTACGTGTGTAATCCGACTGTCTTTGGTATCCGTCCCGAAGTTCTTCAAGACTGACCTCTTGTTCCTCACCGTCCACCTTTACGGTGTACGCTTCGCCAGAAGGTTCCTCTGTAACTTCAACTGAAGACTCTGGAGTGTCCACCTCAGTGGATTCCAATACATCCTCTTCCATATTCTTTTTCTCCTCGGAGTCCTAAAAGGCTGCTCCTATACTATTCGGGAACTCTGTCCCGTTATAAGGCTGGAAGTTCCAACCCCATTTGACCCTGTAATTGAGCCAACAACTCTGGAGGTACGCCGCCGGTGGGAGCAAACGCTCCCATGTCGGGACTTTCAGGCATAGGCGTTTGACCAAATGGTGTAGGCGCTGCACCTGCCTCCGCAGCAGCAACTTCCATGTCTTGCGGAGTTTGCTGCTGAATAATAAATTTGTCAGGATCTTTAATATCAAATCCCATAGTTAAAACATGTTTTGCTAAGGCTGCGGGATCAACTACTGTTCCCACAAGCGGAGCCATCGCATTCAATAATGAAACAGCCTGCTGTTTACGGATAGTGTCATTCATCGGCTGAGTTGAACCAGCCTCAACACTAAAATCGTATTCACCTATAATGTCCTCACGGGTGTAAGGAACAAACAAATCCCCTCCACCTTTCTGAGCGACACGAGCCATCTGCTCACCAGTCATAAATTGTTGCATAACCTGCAACACTCTGCGAGCAACATAGCCGATACCAAGTTCAACAGTTGCCAATTTGTCCGCTGCGCGGGCATTACCAGCATCAGCAATAATGGACGCTTCAGTAGCAGTACGACGAGTCTCAGGCATCTGACCGCGAGCATATTCAGAAACACCAGAAACAGTATTAATATCAGTTTCAATAATGTCGCTGTATTGATAAATCTCAGGAGACAAAGGAGTTTGAGGCATCGGAATAACCGTTTCACTCAACGGTTTATTCTCCTCAACTACAGGAACAAGACGACCATCCTGATCAGACGCTAACGCTTCACGACCCTCAGGACCAAAAGAACGTTCGTGATACAAATACTTTCTTGCGTAACGTTTACGAGCATTAACAAGTTGAGTACGAGTCTTATCTAATTCAAGTTGTAAAGACTCAATTGCTTCCAGATCACCCATTGGATAAAAATAGTCAGGAACGTCATAATTCCGTAACATTACAAAAGGTTGACCATAAGCATAAGGCATAGGTGTCGGATCTACAAGAAACTCGTCACCTGACTGGGACAAAACAGAAATCGTATTATTTGCAATGTCATAAAACTCGAAAACAACAGTACGTTCCTCGTCATACAAATACTCTTCCTGCTGCTGACGACTAGTAGGACTATTAAGAGGGTAAAGAATATTATCAGCATCTAACTTTTTACGAGCAGAAGCCTTATACCGTTTATCTTTCTTAGCCTCCTCTAAAGGACGCACAATTCTTTGTGCGATCCAATTAGCATCCTCTAAACAAGTCGCTTCAGGATCAACAAACATGTCAAAAGGAGAGATACGTTCCACAAAAGGTTGATCTTCAACGATCATCATCGCTGTGTTAGTAATATTCGCAGCGATCTCCTCATCCGTGGGAACCTCGCCAGCAAACTCAGGATTAGCCATAGCAAAAGCATCAGCCTCTAAATTGGCTTCATTGATCATATCCTCTCGTTCTTCCTCACCGAGAGTGCGTTCCTGTTCAAGGAACTGCCAACCTACTTTTATCCAACCGTGACCGAAAATAAGAAAATCTTTAACGGAACGACGGAAAGGCTTACGAAAATCGTGATGTCGCCAAACATGATTGATAACTGCTTCAACAAAAGCAGCCCTGTCGCTATTCTCAGGATCATTAGGAGTGACAACCACTTTAGGGTGGTTGACCGAAACAGACGGAGCGATAACATTGACGGTGCTAAAGGCAAGATTAACAGCCACCAAATCTTCTGTAGCAGTGACACGCGGCCAATGCTTCCCTCTGTATAAGTCGATCATCCTCTGCCAAACAGAGTCATAACCCATTTCTTGTCGCCAACGCGCACATGAATCCAACTTACGCAGGATTATTTCATGTTGTTCCGCTCTTGTTTTACGTGCCATTAAACTTTCTCTATGCTACGCCCTTGCGCTTTGGCTTCGGCGATTAGTTTGTTTTCTCTTTCGTTCAAAGTCAAATGCTGCTCGTCTAGCGGTAACCGTGAGCGGGAGACTGCTCCAGTTACGAATTTGATGCCAAGTAGTTTTTGACGACGTTCCCATAATTCATCCAGTTCCGTTTCCGACACTGGACCCCGAAAATCTTGCACGTAGATGCAAAAATCTTCGTATGTCGCCCCACGAGGGAGGACCGCCACGTCTATGGACGCTTTGTATGTGGTGCAGCGTTATGTCCAGCCAAATCGGGTTGTGGTGCAGAAGGTTCTACATTACCTGTTGTACCATGCTGATTAAATGGAGTATCACGAACAGTTTGTTCTCCGTAGCCGCCAGTCATATTAGCGTACTTCGGGCTATCAAAACGTTGACGAGGTGAATTAGGTTGTGTCGGTTCCCAAATAGGGTTAGCCACAACAGAGCCACCACGCTCCATTACATTGTTACCGCCTGTAGTGCCTTTGCCATCAACATTCTGACTAGCACTGGTGTGCGAAACGAATCTTGCCATTTGAACCTCCTAGGTTCCTAAAGTCTCTATAAGATACAATTAAAGTGTCCCACGTACCGTGTTTTGCCCTATTTGCATCTGCTCTTCTTCAGGTTTTTCCACTGAAGGAAGCAAATTTCTAAACCAATTAACAGTCCAATATTCGTCCTGTTTAAGCGTAAATTCAGGCATAAACGCATACTGGCGCATCTGATTAGCCATCGCAAGAGCCATAACACGGTCATCATGCGGGCTACCAGACATAGTTCCACGCTCATTACGCACATAAGTGCGTAACTCAGCCAAAGTAAACCTGTCATGGATCTTCAACTCGTTGTTTCTTAAAGCCATACCAAGATCATCAATCAACAAAGGTTTAGTGGTTCTAGTAGTTTTCCAACCAAACTCTTGAGAAATCTTAGAAGTAGCCTGATTTAATGATCTTTTACGAAAAATGTTAGGATAACCCAAATGACGCAACTGCGTGATAGTAGTTAAACCATGGTTATTAGATTCGACACAACACAAACCGGCGTTATACCACAACCCCATCATAAAAACCTCGTGTGCCAATTCGTCAGGAGGAATATGACCATGCCATGCTGCTACCTGATCACCAGTACGCACATCTAACACTTGAACACAAGAATAGTCGCCGTGAACTAAACCCTCAGAAGTATCAACCCCTAAACAATAAATGTGTTCTAACTCAGGCTCACGCCAAACTGTAAGCATCTTTCCTAAATTCTATAACCCTCGGAGTAGGCTCACGTAAATATCCCATTTGACCAGCCTCAACCATGCTTTTTTCCATATCTTCCAAAACATCCAAATCAAACACAGGGTTACCTGACTTAATAAACGCCTCTTCAGGAGAAGATGGATATTCCTGAGCCAACTGCCACGCCAACATAGATTCTTTTTTAGATTGATACCAAGATTCACCTCTGTCCTCAGTAGCAGACCAAGGAAAAAACATTGGTTCAAACCTGTTGGTACCAGTTTCAGAACCTACCCAAAGTTGATGAAAGAAATTCCCAGACCCATTAGCAGTAGATAAGCCGATAATACGACCACCAACATCAGCGACAGGCTCTATAGAAGCCCACGCTTCCTCAGGATTTGGAAGGAACGCCCATTCGTCAACCACAACCAGCGAAGCCGACTCA